CATGCTTTTTAGCATTTTTAATAGCTTCTTTGCTCATGGACATGGGTATTTTCTTAACACCTTTATCACGCAAATAGGCATATCTGTGCCTTCCATTACCAAAATCCACTAATCCGTTTTCTCTTATATGGGCATCGCTGGCTTGCATAGAAGGTGATTTCTTTAAAAATTCACCTATTTTTTGGTATCTATCAGATATTGAATTGCCAGTACCGCCTTTGCCTATATATTGGCCTGAATTACGCTTAAATCCTTCATCAAACTTATCAGCATTTACAAACCGCAATTCATTTTTACTTCTTTCGTCAGAAGGATGTTGATCTATTTCAATATCTTTATCATCTAGCTTAATTTTGGGCTTTTGTTTCTTTTCTTGTGGCTTATCTTTATCTTGCATAGCAAGTTTTTTAGCCATGAATTCTTCACGATTTTCGGAAGTTACAATATCTCTAGCCATTAGATTGCCCTTTCAATAGCTTCTGCATCGGTTGATTTTTCGGAACTGGTGCTAATTGTAGACAAAATAAGGGCTAATTGGGCTTTCATACGCTCAATCTCAAGCCTTGTTTCATTGTCAATAACTGTGTCATTAGCCTGTACTTCTGTGCGTAGCTGGCTATCAGCCATCCTAGCCTCAACATCCATCCGCTTACGCTGGGTTTCAGCGGCTTGTTTCTGCTCCTCAATGGAAGCACGATAAGTCATATCCATCTGCATAGCCTGAATCTGTTGTTGCAGATCTTGAATAACTTGCTGGCTTTGGGCCAGTTGCATCTGAACTTGTGGAGGAATATCCGACTTTTCATCAATCTGAGCCAATGGATTAGCCGCCGCCAATCGGTCTGCAATGATGTCTGCGCCTGGGAAGTCCATGTTGCGAAACACCAAATCACCAGCTTGCTTCATCAAATCAGGATCTACGCCCATCATGCTAATCATGGAATCTACGGCTTCTTGGCGTTTAGAGTTGTAGCCAGGGCCTGTTTCCATAACCACATCGTATTCGCCAACAGTCACATCATTAAGGATGGTTTCAATGCCCATTTCGTTTTGGACACGCTCATTGACATTGATAATTTCGCCTTTGCCATCATCGCCAATAATACGGAGAACCCTTTGGCTGTCATAAACGCTAGGAATCAGATCAAGAATAATGCGCCCAGTTTGCTTGATAGAGCGAGTCAAATTATCGTAATAATGATAATTGGTCATATCGGCTTGCTGTTGCTGGCCTTGGATTGCTTTGCCTGACTGGTTGCCTTGGGGAAGCATCGATGGATCGTAAATACCCACTACAGCCATTAAATCTTGATTTAGACCTTCTAAAGCGGTAACGATACCCATTGGAGGAGCTTCAGGCTGAAGTCTTTGTGGCAATGGGGCTTCTCTGCCTTCGCTGTCTGTCTGCTTGTAACGCAATACAGGCATGGATTTAATGTTGGCTTGCGCCCATTCTTCCTCATGGCCTTCGTCTTGGCCTTCTGCCAACAGCCACTTTGCTTTAGGTGCTAGGGCCACCGATTCGGTAAGCGCAGTAGACCAAAAGTTGTACATCCGCTGTGGATCTTTAGCCATACGAGTAAGGCCAAACTTCTTCTTTTTGCTATCCACAATAAGTTGCTGACCATAAACAGGCACGACTGGAATGTATTTACCAGCCCAATCACGCTTTTCTAGGATTTGCATACCAGTCAGCTTTACCCACTTGATCTGCTTTTTGACAGTAATCCTACGGCTAACTTCGTAAATACCAGCCGCCAGCATGACATCTTGCTTTGGCATTTCATCTTCAAAAACTGTTGTGCCATCGCTTAACAGCACCAGTTTTGTATGCGTGTATTCGGTATAGAAGTATTCAGCAATGCGAATATCCTCTTTTGTGATCCATTCAGACTGGCTATCGCCTGTTCCTCTAGGTGTAAACCCTGCATCCGTTTCGGCATCAGGGTACATTTTGCGGAAAGCATCTTTGCTTATGACTTCAGTAATTAGGCATTTCTCTGCATCTGAACCATCAGGCTCATTGCTATTAGGATCAAAATAAACCATAAAAGGATTTTCAATCCGCTTAATATATATCTCCTGGTCGAATGAGTCAGGTCTGACATAATCAGTAGTAATACGCCAATAGCCCCAACCCATGCGAACAGCAAAATCAAAAGCATTGTCATAAGCGGCATCAGCATCGGATTGCTCCTCTACATGGCGGCAAATACCAGTAATGATTTGCGCCATTTTTGAATCAGTTTGGTTATTTACGCCAAAGCATTTGATTCTAGGTCTTTGCTGTCTTTGGCTATTAGCGATCTGACGGCAATAAGCATCAATCTTGTTGATAGTCAAATACGGCCTAGACTCAAGCAATCGGCTGTTTTGTATCTCTACAGGCCATTGATCTCCACCAGCAAACTTTAAATCTTCTAACGCCTCAACTCGGTTGTTTGAGTCATTATCAGAGCAAAAGCGCAGGAATTCCTTGGCTTCATTAATAATGCCTTCTTCGCTATCGTCTGCGTAGTCTGAATCGTAGATACCCATAGAGAGTCCTTATTTCATATTTGTCAATAGTTTAAGACATCCAGCCTGAAACTTGGTAATTTATTTTCTTAACTATTTTCTTTTTTGGCTCATTAATCATTAAACCAATATACCTAAATGCATCTGCGCCATGACTGTAATTGTCGTGAAGCGGCTTTTGACTAAATGCGCCAGTTTCAGGGTTTACATCATACCGATAATGGCGCAAACATTGAAGCCCCTCATAACAGTTTTCCCTGTCAAAATAGCATTTGCTGAATATTGTCCTGGCGGCATTAATAGAATCTGTAATAGGAACTCGGTCAATAATCTTTACATTGAAGCCAGCGGCCCTAACAATATCCTCAATACTTCTGCCACTTGCCGCTAATGTCTTGTTTTGGGCATCATGCGGAAGGTACAAAGTATCGTAAACATAGCCAAAAGTTTGCATTTTTGACAATATTTCGCTCATGGTTGTTTGCGTTGTTTCGTAATACCGAATAAGCCTAGTTTCCATTCCCACAAATTGCAAGAACCAAACAGCCGTTGCATCGGCCCAGCCAATATCAAAAATAGCCAGCACAGGCTTGGTTGCATCGTAAGGCACTCTAGTAATCCTGCCCTCAAACTCAGCCTGTTGCATTTCCTTGGCAAATATAGCCCCATCAACAGTTTGGCGGCACATTCCTTCCCAAACTGTGTTGTACGCTTCACGATCTCGGACAAATAAAGCATCCTTTTCCAGCCGCAGGGTTTCAGGAAACCAAGGGTTATCAGACCAGTTAATTTTTTGGACTATTGCACCTTCAGGAGGACTGACAACAAAACGCTGGTAAGTTTCATCGGTTTCTAATTCAGGGTTAAAAGATACCCATATCTCCGATTTTTCTTTACGAATAGTTGGTATTAGCGTAGCCCAGCTTAATTTGCTGGTTGTGTTGGCTTCTTCGACCCAGGCTATGTCCACGCCCTCATAAGATTTAACATTGGCAATATTGTTTTTTAGGCCCACAAAAGCAAATTCAGAGCCATTTTTGCCCCTAATTGCGGTTTGCGTTACCTCATAAAAGCCCTGCATACCCAAGGCAACTATTTGATCTGAAAGCAGTTTATGGACAGAATCCTTAATTGATGTTTGGAATTCTCGAGCGCACAATACCCTTGTTGGCTTTTTGGCGGCTTTTATAAGCAAGGCCCTAGCTATGCCCCAAGACTTAGCACCACCACGCCCACCAAACAACACACGATAACGGCTGTATTCAGGCTCAAATAAACAAGATAGTTTTTCAGGAAAGTCGGCTAGAGCGTTTCCGTCAGTTATTTCACTTGACTGGGTCATTTGGTCTTACAAAATTGACAGTAATGCCTGTTAATTCCTCACCATTAGCTCCAGTAAGCTCTTGCTTAACTGTTTCCGACCAGTTCATTTGGCTTTTAGTCCACCAAATCATTGCCGTTGTGTCACCGCCCAATGCTTTGTTATAAAGCGACCTGGCTATGCTGGCAGATGCTTTGGCCTTACCAATATCAAGCTCGGCCCTGTAATGCTTTCTAAGCGTTTTATCGTCTATACCAATCAATGCGGCAATCTGCTCATGCGGCAACCCAAGCCCAGCGGATGTTTCCACTTGCTTTCTTGAATTGTCGTTAGGTTCGTGAAGTGCTGGCATTTTCTTTTATAGAGGGGAAATATAATTAAACATTAACAGAATTGTCTTGTGAATTCAATAACTTAGCTTTTCCACCAGTAAATTCTTCCCACCGCTTAACAATTACATCACAAAACCTTGGATCAAATTCCATTATGTATGCAGATAAACCATTTTTTTCTGCGGCAATTAAGGTGCTTCCTGATCCACCAAAGTAATCTGCAATTGTTTTGGCAGACAAATTAAAGCGTTTCATAATCCATTCCATTAAAGATACTGGCTTTTGTGTTGGATGCACCCTGTTGGTTTTTTCCGATGATTGAGTAAATTGTCTTACAACGCTTCTGAAATTGGCCCACGCCAGTTCACAGTCAGTTTGATCTGATTGCCCATTGTTTTTGTCCCAAACAAGCCAACATTCGCTATCAGGCAATACGGAACAGTAGTAATTTGCGCCCCACCATATTTGTTTTGCATCAGGATATAAGCCATAAATAAGATTAAACGCATCTTTAGCCACATCAGGAGTGTCATCACCCATAATGTCAATCTTATAATTTTTCTTTAAAACTGATGATTTTGTTACAGCATTCATTCCATAAGGAGGATCTGTATGAATTAAATCAGGATAAACGCCATTCATTAGAGTTTCTACGGCATCAATACTGGTGCTATCGCCACACATTAACCTATGGTTGCCTAATTCGTATATATCGCCTGGTTTGGTCTTTGGTTCGTCAGGAACATCAGGAACGGCATCTTCATCCGTTAGCCCTTCAGCCACTTCAGGCTCTAGCAGGGCATTTAGCTCTTTAGGGTCAAAACCGAGCAATTCTAGGTCAAAGCCCTCTTCTTGCAAATCGGTCAACTCTAGGGTCAATAATCCTGTGTCCCAGCCTGAATTCATAGCTAATTGATTGTCAGCAATGATATAAGCCTTTTTTTGGGTTTCTGTCATATCTTTTAACTCAATGACAGGCACTTTCTCATGGCCCAGCTTTCTTGCCGCCATAAGCCTTCCATGCCCAGCAATAATGCCGTTGTCCCCATCCACTAGAATTGGGTTAGTCCAGCCAAACTCTTTAATGCTGGCGGCTATTTGGGCCACTTGAGCATCGGAGTGGGTTCGGCTGTTTTTAGCGTAAGGTATTAATGCAGTTACGCTTCTTTGCTCAATTTTCATTCATTAGCCATTGAGTCGCTATTTGCCTCGGCCTGATTTACGCCATCGACAAAAGTTGGGCTGTTAATCATATTGGTGTATTGGTCTTGCAGTTCCTGTGGAACGCCAGGCTGATAGACGATTGCACTTACATCAGCTTGCAGTTGCTGTTCATCCTGTGGAGTTGGATAAGGAACATATACATTTGGGCTTGTCATTCTGTGCTTTCCTCTTTAGGTGCTTCAGCTTTAATTGCTTCTACTTGCGGAACAGCCTGTGCATGGATCTTGTTTACCAATGGCGCACATTCTTCATAAGGGTTTTTACCTATGCTCTTTAAAACATAGTTTACTTCTTCAAGTGTCAATTCTAATTTAATCATTTTTTACCTTTTGCTGGTTTTTTTGCCGCTTCACGCTTTTGTGAATACGCAATAGCAACTGCTTGCTTGACTGGCTTACCAGCCGCTATTTCAGTTTTAATATTAGATTTAAATGCTTCTTTACTGGTGCTTTTCGTTAATGGCATTATTTACAGTTCCAATTCTTAAGTGATGCTTTGGCTCTTTCCGCAGGGCCTTTGGCGTTCTTGACCACGCCTTCCATCCTAGCGCAAAAGGACTTTTTACGGCCTTCGTCTGCTTTAGTCTTAGGATTTGGTGCTGGCGGCTTTAGATTGGCATTGTTCTTGGCATTGTATTCAGCCCTACCTTTGGCAGTCATTCCTGCGCCTTTATCAGTAGGATTGTAAGTTTTGCCTTTGCCAGTAGTCTTATGCTCTATTGGCTTGTCGTGTTTTTTAGTAGCCATGTTATTTTTTCGCAGTTTTGGCGGCTTGTTTAAAAGCTTTGGCTGTTGGCGCACCTTTAGCCCCAGGCTTACGCATCGTTTCTACTTTACCGCCAGCCGCCTTTTGTTTCTCAATACGCTCTTGCTTTGCATGGATATTGGCATAGAGTCCAGGTTTAGTTGCCATAGTCTTGCTCCTTGTAGTAGCCGCTTTGACGGCTGGTTTAACTGCTGGTTTTGCCTTTTTTAAGGCGGCTTTATAAATCTTTTGACCTTCCAATACTTTTTTTCTAGCCTGAACTACTGTTGGAGGGTAATACCCAATCCAGCATAAAAAGTCATCAAGCCATTTTCTAAGCATTTTTGGCCTCCACAAAGCAAACATCCTGCCACGACATCACTAAGTATTTTGTGCCATCTTCTTCATATTTAAAGTATTTAAGGTATTCTTCGCCTGGATCGTCATTCATAGTGCCAAAGCGAATCCTAGCTCCTACTTCCACAGGCATATCTTCTCTGCGCCCATTGGGAAGCTTTTTGCCAGGGCCTACAGCTATGACAGTTCCCATGTTTTCTACTTCTTTGTTATTAACAATGATGATGCTGGAAAGCTCACGAACATCAGGCTTAACAACAATTTTGTCCCCCATTGGCTTTAATTTCATGCTTTTTTTGGCCTTCCTCTTGATTTTTTGACTTCAGGAGTAACCAATGGCTCAGAAATAGATTCGACCATAGCTTTAAATGCTGGGCTTGAAATAGCAAATTCACCGCACCAGCCGTTGCTAGATGCGTTTATTGAGGCAGGATATCGTTGGCACATTCCCATGCCCCTATCGCCTTCAGAAAAAAATCGACAAGAATTACAAGATTCTTTATCGTTTATATCAGCCATTTAGTTCTCCGATTACTATTTGGTTAGAAAGCCTAGGGAGGTCACGCACCCTAGGTTTTCGTTTTATTTACTTCTGCCCAGCATCTTCTTTGGCATAAGAAGTACGCTTATGCTCATAGCAAATACCGCTGGTCTTGCCTGTGTTGAATTCACAGTCTTTACCAACAGCATCTTCCTTGCCCATTGCAACGCCGCCCTTCATCTTTTCCATGCGCTCACCTGATTTATCAGAAGAAGTTGCATTAGGAATCTTTGCGCCTTGTGTACCATAGTTCATAATTTAATCCTTTTAGCTAAAAAGTCTGCAAAATGCAGTTCCTTGATTTTATGGTGATTCTATGCCATGTCAAGCATTTTGATAAGCCTGATGGCGGCATCAACAGAATCTATCCTGCTTACAGGGCCGCCTTTCCAAGATTGCATAAATTTGATTTGCGGATCAGTAAAGGCCGATTTTTCATTGCGCTTTATCTCTACCAGGCAACTAACGCCTTTGTAGCCTATCAAAATATCAGGGCAACCTTCACCAACTCTTGAAAGGTTTAAAACAGAAGCTCCCAGCGCAATAAAGGCATGGACTATCTGTTTTTGGTTTTCATCAACCCTTTTTTTGTAATAAGTCATTTGTAATTTCTATAAGCTGTTCAGGGCTTATTCCCCAATAAGATGTAAATCCTTTAGCCCCAAGCGAGTGATAACTGGAATCTCCAAGACGATGGTGGTAAGCGCACAAGGGGACAGCAGGACTGTTGCTTCGCTTGCCCCCAAACCTTCGTATGTGATGGATTTCCACTTCTGTATCGGTATCTTTGACTCCTTTTTGTCGGCATAATATGCACCCAAGTCTTGCCAGCTTTGCATAATGCTCTCTTTGTGATTTAGTCATCTAGCCAATGTTTTTCTTTAACTTGGTAAATATTATCGTTTAGGGCCGACTGCGGAATCCAATACTGTGGCTTTCTTCCAGCTTGCATAACACGCCAATATTGCTCTTTTTTGGCATCTCTACCATAAATCCAGCCTTTGACCTTGTAAGTCCCCAGCATACCAGTAAGCAAATAATACTTTCTATCGTCTTTGTCCCATTGGTGCATTTCCATGTGACCATCTTCATAATGGGTACACCTTACATCCACATCATCTACATCAGCCGCCCCTTTTAAACCTTTAGACCAAAACTTATTAAGGTATTTAGCCAGGGCCGCTTCAGCCAATGCGCCCTTAATCATTCGGTCAAATAGCTGGTCAGGAGGTTCTCCTGATCTACTCCAAACATCGTCATTTTTAATGTTTTCTGTAGCCCTTTGACAGCCTACAAAAGAAGCCATTTGGATTTCAGATGGTGTCAGGGTAACGATGGTCATGGGCAATATCCTCAAGTTTTAAAGTCATTTCAACCAATTCATTCGCAATTTTTGTTGCCAAAGGCACATCCTGGGCAATCATGGCCCTGTAATATTCCTCTAAAAGTCGTTTAGCCGCCAAATATTCCATTGAAAAATCTTTCATTACATATTCCCCTGTCTACGATTGCTGGATAAAGTGCGCCAAATATCAATGATTCGCATCTCATGGTTGCGCTCATTGTCTATTTTCTTAAAAGTCTTTAAAGCTTCAGTCCAAGCCGTTACCGCTTCAGCGTATTTAACGCTTGCTAGAGCCGTTGCTTCCCTTTCTGCTACTGTGCCTTCAGCCAGCAGGAAAGAATGGCTTTTAGCCTGTTTTAAGCCTTCCTCAAGGTATTTAACCTGACCAGCCCATGCCGCATGGCTTTCATCTGTGCTAGAAAGCTTGATTAGGGCTTCTTCTACCCTGTTTTCAGTTAATTGCTCTAAGTTCATTTGCCAAATCCTTCTGTAAATTTTTTAATCGCATCCAGGGCAATAGCCTTTTGCTTGGCTAATTCAAGCTTTTCCTCAGTTGTAAGTTGCTTTTCAATCATTGAATGGGGCTTGTCAGGAATCCTAGGCCCTTGCTGGCATAAGTCTTTAATTGCCAAAGCAGATGGAATAAAGTTTTTATCCATAGATTTCAAAGCAAAATCAAGGCTTGGCTTGTAAGTAAGGTAACGCCCAAGCACATCTTTCCATACCTGGCGCACCAGCCCAAGGTCTGAGTTTTCCCAATGCCTGTTAAATGTTGCGCCATAAACTGCGCCCATGTAGCCAAAAACATAATCAAGGCCCTGATCCTGGCCTGTAAAGTCACTCTCCAAGTAATCTGACATTTGATCCTCCGCTAATCAATCCTCTAGTCAAAACATTGATTACATCAGGCTTTTTGATTTCTTTAACCCATTCAGCCTTAAATCCTCTCCAGCCCCTAGCCGCACATTCAGCCAATGCTTGCTCTAAAGACCAACCAGCTTTTTGTGCTTCTTTGGCAATAGATTTAATTACATTGTCAGAAACAACTGCCCTTGATTTTTTTCTTTGCAAAACAAAATCATTCCAAACTTCAACTGATACACCTTCAGGTGCTTGTATAGTATTTAATGGTTTATGGTTAGTGGTTAATGGTTCTTGGTTAGTGGTTAGGGTTTTTTGTGGGTTAATTTTAGAAACCGATTGGGTTAATTTTGGGTTTGGCTCTAAGTCATTGATTTTCTTAGGTCTACCGCCCAATTTTCCAACTTTTTGATTAACTTCAGCCTTGTGATGGTACTTTTGAATTTCATCATCACATCTTTGGTGATGCCAGCCATCATCCTGTTTTGTAAAAAATTCATCCAATACAGAATCAACCATAGCCGTATAGTTACCCAACCTTAACCGCCTGATAACCGATTTGGTTTCCAAAGGAATTGGCTTTTCTGTATCGTAATAAAAGTTTACTAATTTAAAGTAAACAGCTTCTTCCTCAAGGCTTAAATGGCTGGTTGCCAAATGCCAATCCGAAATATTGAACTTGTAATAGTGCATTTCAGTCCTTTTTAAATAGGTCAGGTCTGAGCATTTCTCTAGTTAATTTATGGTCTGTAAGTTCCTCAATGGCCTTTAAATACTTAAATGGAATGTTGCTTTGTCCCCACAAATAAACAGTATTTGGCTTTACATCCAGCTTGTCTGCCAGGTCTTTAAGGCTTCCAAACTCAATTTTTAATAAGTCCATTGGATTCATGTAATTCCTTTCTAATTTCCGATATGTTACCATTATTCTTTGGGAAACATCAATATTTCTTTGTACCTAGGGAAAGTCCCTATGAAAATAATTAAAAAAGTTGTTGCAATCTGTTTTTTTGATGTATACTGAATCCAGTTTAACAAGTGATGAAGGGAAGTAAAAATGACTTATGTTTATAACGATGGCGGCAGAGAAAAAGCTGGTTACAAAGGCAAAGCTGGTGATTGTGGAGCTAGAGCAATAGCAATAGCATTAGGAATGGACTACAAAACAGCTTATAACTTATTGGCCCAAGCAAATAAAGATATGGGTTTTGCCAAATCAGCAAGAGATGGAATTCATAAAAATATTTATGATTCTGTGCTTAATAAGCTAGGTTGGTTTTGGGTATCAGCCCCAAAGTTTGAAGGCCGCAAAGCTAAATGTTCAGATATGCAACAAGGAACTGTAATCGCCAGGCAAGCAGGGCATTTTGTAGCTGTTATAAACGGCACTCCACAAGATACATGGGACTGCTCTAGCAAAATGGTATACGGTTATTGGGTTAAAAAATAATATTAGGGACTAGGGAAAGTCCCTATAAAAACTTTGCAAATCTTTTTTTTTCTGTGTATAATAAACCCATGCAGTAAATTTTATAAACAAGTGATGAAGGGAATTAAAGATGAAACAAACTCAAGACTTCCAAGCAATCTATAACCAGGCTTTAGCCGCTGGTCAAAAAGCCGAAGCAGATTATTTGGCAACAGTTGGCGAAGATAACTTTTGTGGCTTTGCTTGGGTAGAGATTCCTAATGGCCGTAGCCCATTCGTTAATTGGTGCAAAAAGAATGACATTGGTAGCAAGCATTGGCAAAAAGGCTGGCAGATTTGGCGTTGCACCAAAAGCATGACTCAATGTATGAATGTTTTAGAAGTAGGTGCAAGTGCATTTGCTGGTGTATTAAAAGAACATGGCATTGATGCCTGGTACAACTCAAGAGCAGATTAATTAACCAGCCCCCTATGGGGGGCATTTTTAAAGTGATGAAGGAGAAAGTGATGCATCAAAATTACACCAAAAAAGAACCTAAATTATGGGAAGTAATAGCCTCCTGGATTATGGGTAGTGTTATTGGAATACTTTTGGCCCTTGTTTATATCTATAGAACAGGAGGTTTCTAATGATGACCATGCACGATAGGTACTACGAGCCTGAAGATGATGATTCTGATTTGCTTGATGAGCGTGTTGCAGAGCTTATGAAGTCTGACTACGATCCTACAGAATACGCTCACTTTGCAGAGGCTATATCAGAAGCCAAACAATCCGACTGCGAGGCAGTTGAGGACATTCTTAAACAACCAACTATTAATTATGAAGCATTGGGCCGCAAGCTATTCTGCATGGCTTACGACTATATGGAGAAGTTTGCAGAAAATCATGCTCAAGAAGATTTGAGTGCTGGCAATTTACACGACTAAGGAAAGTGATGATGAAAACTTTTAACGAACTACGCACGATCAATGTAAACGAGCATACCGAAAAGAAAGGCAAATTTACCTACCTTTCTTGGACTTGGGCCGTAGACCAGCTTCTACAAAACGATCCATCGGCAACCTGGACATTCGGAGAGCCAATCTACTTTGCAGAAACTTTAATGGTCTTTTGCACAGTAAACGCAATGGGCAAATCCATGACTTGCCAAATGCCTGTTATAGATTCTCGGAACAAAGCTATACCTAATCCAAATGCAATGGATGTAAACACCGCAATGATGCGCTGTCTTACCAAGTGTATCAGCCTGTTTGGTATTGGCCTATACATTTACGCTGGGGAAGATTTGCCCAATGAAGAACCAGTAGATTTGACCGCTGAATCCGATTTATGGATTGATTCAATTAAAGCTTGTACAACTATTGACGAATTGAAAGCTGTTTATGGAAAAGCCTATAGCGCCCTCTCAAAAGATAAATCAGCAGTTGCCAAAATTTCAACCGCCAAAGATGCCAAAAAAGCAGAATTGGGAACTAAAACCGCTGTTTGATGCCATGCTTAAAAAAGCAAAGGAAGATAGGCAATGATTACAACAATTGTTTGGGCCTTAATTATTACTGGTGCTTTTTGTTGGATTGCTATGGCTTTTTTTATATTTTATATTTGGATAAATAAATGACTACTTTTACTACAGATGACAGGATTTCAGCCTATAAAGGCGTTGAGCAAGGCTCTGAGGAATGGCTAAAGATACGCCTGGGCAAAGTAACAGCAAGTGGTGTAGCCGATGTATTAGCCAAAATTAAAAGCGGCGTATCGGCTTCTAGGGGCAATTACTTAATCAAGCTGGCTATCCAAAGGGTAACTGGCATTGTTGAGGAAAGTTATACCAATGATGCAATGCAATGGGGCAAAGACCATGAAGATCAGGCTAGAGTTGCTTATGAAGTGGCTTCAGGCAACTTTGTAGACCAGGTTGCATTTGTAGATCACCCAGCAATTCCTTGGTTTGGAGCAAGTCCTGATGGCCTTGTAAACGATGATGGGCTAGTTGAGATTAAATGCCCCAATTCAGCTACTCATTGGTCTTACATTAAAGACGATGGCCCACCTAATAAGTATTACATCCAAATGCAAGCGCAAATGGCTTGCACAGGCAGAAGCTGGTGCGACTTTGTATCTTACGATCCAAGGATGCCTGAAAGAAGCCAGTTATACATTAAGCGAGTAATGCGAGAAGATGATTACATTGCTGAAATGGAAGCAGAAGTTAAGAAGTTCCTTGATGAAGTGGCAGTAGAAGTTAATTTAATGAAAGGCAGTTAAAAATGGCAATTAAATACTATGTAAAAGCACCAGTTTCGGAATATGTAGATAAAGACGGAACTAACAAGAAACGCTATCAGACCATCGGAATTGTTACAGAAACCAAAAAAGGTGACTTAATGATTAAGTTGGAAATGATTCCATTCTTAGGGCTTAAAGAAGGCACTTTATGGGCCTACTTGAATGTTCCTGAAGATAAGCCTCAAAGCCCTTCCCTGCAACAGCTTGAAGATGATGTTCCATTCTAAGGAGAATTAAATGAAAAAATTAATCGTAGGCGTTTATTTTTCAATGGTTGCTGGCTTGGTATATGCAAATTGCACTACCAGCACAGTAAATTACGGCGGCAAATTTGTTGTTTGCACGACTTGTTGTTATAACGGCAACTGCAACACCACTTGTTTCTAATATGCTGACTAGAGAACAACTGGCTTTTCAGCTTTTAAGGCTCATGATTTCCCATGATTGGAAGTTTGATGTATCTGAGAAGGATTGGGACACCCAAGCAGTTGAAAGGGCTTATCGTATAGCTGATCTATTCATTAAAGAAGGAGAGATTACTAATGTCTACAATCAATGACCATATTTGGACTGCTTCAGGCACAGATATTACAATACGCTGGAAAATGGCTGGCTGGATACCACCATCGGAAGTCCAGGGCTACAGAGATAAATGGCGATACTATCAAAATTTACCTTTGCGCCAATTAGATGATTTAGCTAAAGAACAATACGAGCAAGTATTAAGAAAAGCAAAAGTAGCGAGGATTAAATGAACAATCAACCAGTAGCGTGGCTGAGCCAAGGCGGTGATGTTTCAAGAAGTAAGGATTACTTTGAAGAAATGGGTTTCAAGGATTTAATTCCACTCTATACCCATCCAGCAAAGACGCTAACAGATGAGGAAATATTAGAGCTAGCAGATAAACACCTTATTGCCGAAACTAAAAATATTGGAATGGGAGATTGTATTGCGGTCACTGAAGGTGAAATTGAATTTGCTAGAGCAATACTAAGAAAGGCACAAGAGAAATGACATTAGAAACCGCTTACTACATTTTGGCTGGTGTTGCGCTGGTTTGCGTAGTATTAGATTATCTAATTAGTGTTAGCTAAGAAAGGCACAAGAGAAATGACAGAAGAAAATATACCTTTTGCTGGCAACATGAAAGTTCCTTCTGATGCTTGTGAGGAGGCTTTTTTTGCCTTGTATCCTGACTTCTTTTATGAAGGATCTACTTCTTTAATGCTTTGGACACAATCCTGGCAAGCGGCCCTTGACTGGATTAAAGAAGATACTCCTAGGATTCAGCTTATGTAACGGCAGTTAAGCCGACAGTCAAGGATGCAACAAGTAAGGATTTTTTCGGCTTTCCACCTTACAGCCAGCAGTTGCCAAATT